CCACCGCATACACCACTACGACGAACACGAACGAAAAAAGGGGCCGAAACCCCCTTTAGAACCCAACACAAATTAAGCCTCTTCAGCTTCGTCTTCAGCTTCGTCTTCAGCTTCGTCTTCAACCAAGAGCCATTCACCGGCCTCTTCGTCCAACCAGTACCATGCTTCGTATTCTTCGTCGTACCAGCAATAGCACTCGGCATCCTCGTCATAGACGTACTCTTCATCTTCAGCAAAGCAGTCAACAAACGCCTCAAACTCTTGGTCTTCGTCTTCCACCTCTTCAATGTCGGTGTTACCCAACATCTGAGCGGTCTGCAAAAACTTCAGAATGGACTCGGTAGAGAACTCAAAGTAGCCGCCATCGGCGAGGTCAACAGATACAGTAAACAGCATTTTTAAACTCCAAAAAATTGTTGCAGCACCGCGCTGCAAGCCATCCTACCATGGCATCTATGACAGTTTTTAGACGTAAAAAGGGCCCCCGAAGGGGCCCTTTAGGCTAGGGTTTTTCCTAGATCAGGTCGAACCGGACGAGCCATAAATGCCGCGAGGATCGCTCCAGCCGAAGCTGTAACGCTCACGTGCCTTGTACCGCACGTTGCCGGTATCAAAGTCGCCTTCAAAAGCGGTCTTGATGGGCGAACGCTGGAACATTTTCAGACCGTTGGGCGCATCGGTCATGATGAACCATGCGTTGGTGTCGGTCAGATAATGGTTCACGGCATAGCCTTCAGGAATCAAGCCCATCGATTTGATGGCATTGATGTCGTTGTCGGCGGTAGCAGTGCGCAGCGTGGATTTCATCAGGCGCTCGGCAGTGAATTGAAGTTCTTTTGGAACAATCATCTTCGTGCCCATGATGGCAATCTTCAGTCCGCGCTCATCGATGAAGCTGGCAATGTCAATCAGACCCTGCTCCAAAGATGTTTCGTTCAAGTCCGCTTGAGTTGACGGTGTATTGGCGAAGTTTTGCGCCAATGCAGTCGGGTGGTTCAAGTTGCACAGAGAAACGCCGTCGCCGCCGACATAATTGCCGCCGGTAAATGCGTTGTTCAGTACACCAGCGGCTTTGACCTGCTTGGTGTTGGACATGGAACGAGCCAGTGCCTTGGTGTAGCGGCCAGAGAGGCGGTCATAGAGGTTGTCCTCGACAGCTTCTTCGGTCAATGCAAACGCCATTGCAATGGTTTCGTGCGTATAACGGGCCGTGAACGATTCGTTCGCGGTGTCATATTGCACACCAGCACCCTCAGTCTTAGTGGGGGCAGCACCAAAGCCGGTCAGCATAACCTCTTCTTCAAACGCACGGTCAGAGGATTCGATCTCAAAAATCTCTGTGTGTTCGTTTTCGTAGCGGTTGTACTCCATGCCAAACAAGGCATTGAGACCGGGCTCGAGTTCTTTTACGAGTTGTGAACGTGTAATTGCCATGGTTATGCTCCGTCAGATGCAACGCCAACACTACCGTATTGATGTTGATTAAGTTTCACGATCACCTGTGCGTAAGTGCCCAGTTCGTTCGTCGCGGTCTCAGAGAGGCCCACGATTTTGAACGTCAATGCAGCAGTCTTAGCAATGGAGGCCGAACCGAGGCTACCGTTGGAGATACCAGAGGTGGTACTGCCAGTGGTGGAAGCGGTGGGGTCAGCATTTTTGCCGATGTTTGCTTGAGTAACCGCGCCATCTGCTTGGATAAGGAACAGTTGGTTGGGATCGTCAAGAACTTCGCAAACAATGTAGCCGATGTTAGGAGTAACGCTACCGGGGTAGAAGTTTTTCCAAGTCGGTTTGTCAGCGCGGGTTGGGTCGTTGTACTGAACACCGTTGAACACGCCGATAGGGGCAGTGTGCGTAGCAGCGTCATACAGTCTGACGTATCCGTCGAAAATAACCACGAGATCGCCTTGATAAATGGCCGTAGCGTAACCGCTTGCAATCTGATAGCCATACTGCTTTTGAGCGCCAGTAGCTGAAAGATTACCCATCGGGCGCAGACCAAAAGGCTTATTCACATTTGCCATTTGTAGCTCCTAGAAGATTAAAAAACCGAATTAACGGCTCCCAAAAGTTGTCTTAGAACTTCTTTCGGGGGACTGGATGCGCATTGTAGAGTGAGCGTTTTCCCGCATCATCTCATTGTCCACTGCCGACAACTGGTCCCGGGCCTTCTGGCGGAAATAGGCATTACGTTCTTCCGCAGTTTCGTTTGGAATTTTTGCAAGCATGAGACCTCCCGTAGAGACTACCCCCATATGCTTTCCTTCATCAATAGTAGGAAGCAGACCTTGGTAATCTTCCGGCAGTTCTTCCATTCGCACAAGCTCATAACCCTCGCGAATGCTGCTGTACACGTTTTGCTTATCGACGAATCCATTGACTTCTGCGCGAATCCAACGGTATCCGTATCCTTCAGGGGGCGGTGGGGTATCTAAGCGTGAAGGAGCGGTCCAAGGCTTGCGACGAGTTTCCTTTTCGCGGGTTGCGCGAGGGGCTCTATCGATAGTGATTTCATCTTTGCTCATGGTCATTCCTTTACGTATTTAGCGTATTCCTCGAGAGGAACACCCAGCTTCTTAGCAATAGCAACCTGACTCGGCGAAAGCCGGACAGTACGGCGCGCACTAGTATTCAATCCCGAACTACGGGAAGCAGGTGCAACAGCAGGCGCGGAACGCTGTTGTCTGGGTTGGTCTTGGAAACGTCGAGGAAATTCATCCCGAAGTCTCCGGTCAAGCTCAGTATAGTACTCATCGGAATTGGGGTCAACACCTTCTTGCTCCACAAGAGTTTGATGAATACCCCAAGCCCCGTATGTCAACATTCTATCCTGCCCAAACCAAGGGTTACGGGTAGCCCATTCTTCCGCTTTGGGGCTGGGAAGAGGTTTCTGGGGAGCAAGTTGCTGTGGGACATACTGCTGGACAGGCTGCCGCTGCATATGCTCGACCTGCTGCCCCTGAGTTTGTAGCCACCCGGCAACTTGGCGTTGCTCCATGGTCAAATCTGTCAGGCGCTGGTTTGCCTCAGTCTCAGTATCAATGTCGCCCTCTTCGCGGGCCTTGCGGATGATTGCTTTCAGCGTGGCCTGTTGAGTATCCAAGCGGTTCTTGGCTTCGCTCAGGCGGCTGTAGTCGGTATTGACAAGGCTCTGCTGCAAACTGTGCTTCTCGGTCTGCAAACCCCGAGCAAACTCAACTGCGGCCTGTTCCCGGCGTTCTGCCTCACGCATCCGGGCGGTGAGTTTGGATATCCGCTTCTGGACGTTATCACTTACCTCATCCAGTTCGCTTCTTTGCTCTTGCGGGGACTCCATGGGAGCCGAAGAAGAGTTTTCTTCGGGGGCATCCTCAACGGAAATGTCTGTAGCTACTTCATTCTCGCCCAGATCAAATTCCAGTTGGTTGTCATTCATAAATTGGCGTGACATAGTGGTTCCTTACATGTGAAGAATGTCGTTGGGGTCATTGATGGTCGCCAAAATCTCGTCATCGTTCAAGATGCGGATTTCTCCACCTTCAATGTTCATCCGGGCCCCTGCGTAGCGGCCAAAGATGATCCAATCACCTTCTTTGCACCACGGGCCGTGCGGGAATTTCCCAGTATCGGCATATGCCAGCGGGCCAACTGCCAAAACGTACGCGCAGGTGGTTGTCAGTTGCTGCCGATCCAGAGTTTGTCCGGGCAAAAGAATGCCGCCCTTGGTTTCTCCAACTCCACGGTAAGGAAGAACCACTACGCGCCAGCCCGTAGGCTTTGGCAAGTGATCTTTGATGTTTCCAACCTGTTCTTGATGCTCTTTTTTAGCAGCAAGTTCAGCGGCAGCCCTTGCGGCTGCTTCTTTGGCCTCGGCTTCTGCTTTGTCAGCAAATTCCTGTGCCCATTTTATTTCCAATGGAGTTTCAATCATCTACGGGTCCTCAAAGGTTAGGATTTTTGTTGAGAAGCTCTTGCACAGCATCCTCAACAAACTTAAACCCTTCCAACCGGCCCATCATGAACTTGTACTGCTCCATATTTTGTATCCGGCCACTCAAAATCATGTCGTTCGACTCGCGTTGGAGTCTCCTGATCTGATTAAAAACGGCTTCTGCAAATTCCAGCATGGATTTCTCCTATGAAAGCAGACAGTTAGGCCCCTGTCTGAAGGGTTCGTGCGTACTATATATCAAATTACGCTAGTTTTACCTTGTTAAAGGCATCTTTTCGATATACATACCGTACTTCTGGCTTACCAGACGGTACTTTTGCCTCTTTTTTAGGCATTTTAGCGGATTTTGGTGGGGGCTTGGGTTTGTTTTGCACTTTGAACTCCTAGTTGCTGCTGTTTCAGTGCCAAATTTGCTTGGTCCATCTGCTGGTCGGCTTGTTCCCTCTGCTGGGCAAGCTGAACTTTAGATTGATCAAGCTGTTGTTTGGCTTGATCGCTTGCGGCGTTCTGCTGAAGCTCTTGTTTCTTCAGGTCAACCAGCGGATCAGACTGTGGGCCGGACAGTCCTTCTTGCTGTTTCTTGACCTCTTGGAAGTATTCCATCGTTTTGACAGCAATCATGCCTTCGCGTTGCAGCGGAGACACCATCCTGTCCGGGTCAGTGCCATACAAGCGGAACAATTCGGCCTCAACGTCCTCTTCCGCCTTGACCGTGATGTGATCAAAGATGTGCTTCTGAAGATTGACGGCCACATTGGGCATGCTTTGCAGCATGGGGGACATACCAAACATCAGATGCATCATGATGTGCGCATCGTGCTGCTGTCCAGCAAACGCCTTGAGCGGCGAACCGTCCAATGCCTGCGCATTTTCGCTGGCGGGGTCCTTGGGTTTGTCCACGTTCTGGCTGTTCAACAGCGCATCGATGTCCCGCACGCCAATCGCTTGGTACATGCGGCGGTACGACTCGTACATGTTGTGCATCTGCGGGGCGCTCTGAGCCAGTTGTAGCTGCGTTTGCGCCATGGTGATGCGTTGGGCCACCGAGAAGATGTTTGGGTCCGATACGGGCAGCACATCAACGCGGTCATCAAAGTCCCTCCGCTTGATGGTGCGGGACTCCCCGGGCACATCGTACGGGTAGTCATCGGGCAGGTACTCAGCAAAGCCTTTTGCCAGCAACTGGAACTCCAGCCTCTGGCTGTAGTGCAAGCGCTTGTGGATGGAAGACATGACCGCGCTGCCTTTTTCCAGCAGAGCAATCGTGGTTCCCACCGCCGCGTTCTGGTTGCTGTCGCCAACCTGCATGTCGGTGATGGATGCCAAACGGCGACCAGCGTCCACGCAGAAACCAAGCA